GGCTGTTGGGATACACCGTTAATCAGGTTGGGAATAGATTGACTTATGAGTGCCATTTACAAACTCCGTCCCTGTCGGTCAATTACCTTAAATACATCGTAGTTATCAAAGATGTTGTTATCGTCAGAACGTGCATCAAACTCTTTGAGTTCCATGAGAGAAGTCATTTCGTCACGTTCTTGGAAGTCGTGGAGAGTGTTAGACCCTACTACACGGTCTTGGAATACACGGGTAGACTTCAATGTAATATATCGTTTAGCTACCTCAGGTAAATCTTCAAAGTCTAGCTGTACAACTACATCCAGTAGGACAGCTTCCTTGATAGCAAACGTGTGGTTCTTGCGGTCATACATACGTAGACCACGTTGTACTAGGTTCTTGCTGTTTGCATCAAGGTGTGCGTCTGCACGTAGGATATCAGCACCTAGCGGTATCTCACCATTTGTGTCTTGTGCAAAAGACTTTTTATACTCTGTGTTAAAGTGCCAGCCCATAGACTGTACTTCACGATCAACAGTGTTCAGTATTGTTTCTGCGATTTCGGCTTCAACCAAACCAGAGGAAAGGCTGTTTACAGGTGCTTCACCGATAGCAGATAGCATAGTGTTCACTGCATCTAGTTTGGTTGTTTGTGCCATTTGTTATCACCATTTACTTTTATTTGCCCAGTAAGCTGCTGACATCTTACCCTTGGCAATGTTCTTAGCGTGACGTGCCTTAAAGGACTTACGCCTTGCTTTCTGTTTGGCTGTCTGAGGATTTTTACCAGCACCCTTGACACCCTGTTGTCCATACCTAATCAGCTTCATCTTCTTACCAACTCGTGCAAGAACAGCATGGGATTTCTTTGGATGTTTAGGAGTACGTTTAGGCTTATTGTATCCTGAGAACTTTTCGCCACCACGTTCTACAGACATGTTATTTCTTCTTCATATACTTATTTTTGACAGGCATACCAGTTTTCTTTGCTTCTTTTTTAGCAGCTTCCTTGCCTTTTTTTGTATACTTAAAATGTTTTGAACCTACTTGGGGCATAATTACTTCCTATACTTTGCGGTCTTCTTCGCAATCTTCAAGGGTTGACGGACAAACTGCTTACCTTTACGTGTACCTTCACGCTTTGCTTTGGTAGTTGCAGCATACTCTGATGCTGATAGAGACTTAATAGCTTTCTCAGGTAGGTAGCGCTCGCCCGTGTCGGCAGATTTCTTGCCTGACTTAGTACGCCACTTTTGTTTTGTCCACTTTTTCAAACTCTCTTGGGGCTTCTTCATGAGGTGTAACCCCCACCAGCCTTCTTATATCGTGACGCAAGCAACTGAGCCTTACGTGCAGACCACTGACCAGCCTTACCGCCTTTAGTACCTGCCTTAATGCTGTTAAACATTCGCTTACGCATGGTTGGTTTGGTATAGTTACCTGCCTCGTTTACACGAGACTTCTTTTTAATTTTCAAATCTCTCATGATAAAAAAGGGAGAGCCGAAGCTCCCCCTCTCCTAATTGCTTACGCAGACAGAAGTGCGATAGCGTTTGCAGGACGCAGGACGTTGTGACCCATAGCGTACTTAGCAACCATCAGTGTACCCTGACGATTGATTTGGTACTCAGATTCAACACCCAAGTCCATCAGCTTAACAGTAGCAACAGCGTCTTGTGTCATAACCATGCCACGTACCTTTGCGGCAATGTCAACAAGGTTAACACCGTCTGTTGTAGTGTTAGTGATGTCGTATGCAGTTGTGCGGCCTGAACCAGCAGTGTTAGCCAGTGGGCGTTGACCCTTTGACTGACCCTTAGAAGCACCTGATGTTTCAATCAAGTCAGATACTACTAGGTGGTTAGACATGTACACAGGCATACCTGCAATGTTTGGAACAGTAGCAGTAGCTACAGAGCCGTTGCCACCGTAATCACGGTTCATGAACGTCAGCTTAGAGCCATCTGTCACATCCATCAGTGCGTAGTACTGTGCAGGTGGAAGAACTACGTAAGCACCGTCTGACGGTACGTTGTTCTCATCCATCTCTTTCTTGGCATCGAAGATAGACTTAGCAATCTTTGCTGGGTCTGTTGCATCAGCAGCAGCAGTACCGATAGTTACGTTATCAGTAAAGTCTTCTTCACCAAACGCAGAGTAATCCTGTACAAGTGCGGCAGCACGAGTAGCGTTTGTTGACAGCGCAGCTTTAAGAGCTTGGCGCAGAATGTTTTTGTCAGCTTCCTTCGCAAGAGCGATACCTGCTTCTTTTGAGTAGATGCTACGTACATCGTAATGATTGATAGCTTCGTCAATAGAAGGGATGAACTGTGCTGAAATCAGCAGGTCATCAATGGTAACGATACGCTCACCAGCACGGATTTTACCGCCAGTGATTTCGTTTCCAGGGGTCAGGTACTCAGCAGTCGCACGACCTGTCATTGGGAACTGAGCAGATTTACCTTTAGTAATAGTACGAGTACGTACCAAAGGCATCATAATGTTTTTTGCCTCAAATGCAGTAAGGACTTCCCCAGCATACAGCTTCAGGAAAAGGTCACGTACGTCACCTGAGAGGTTGTCTTGACCTAGACGGGATACGTCATAGGCTGGATTGGATGCACCTTGCATTGCCATTTTATCACCTCATGTGTTTAAGTTAAAGTAGTGCCTCAACCTTACTATTACTTTCTCTTAGATTGTCCCTCGCAAGGGGTCAAATGTACTTGTGGATAGTAATCTTGAGAGTAGGGTTTCCCCTTCTAAGAACACCCGTGTAGATGTGCTTAGAAGGAGAGGGGGTACGAAACCCCCAATCCCATGCAACGGTTAGAACAGGCTAGACTTCCGTAGCTTATCAGCTACCTGTTGCCTGTAGGCAGGGTCTTTGTCGTATCTGGGGTCATTCATTGCAGCAGTTAGTTCTGCCGTGCTGTCAAATCTCCCGCCTGTGGTTACCTGTCCAGTACCACCTTGTACTAGATTAGGCTCTCCCTCAGAACGATACCGTGCATTTAGTCCCTGTACCGCAAGTCGAATCATATCTGGATTCTGACTTTCCATAGTTGCATTGTAGGCATCAATGTCTTGCTCTGGCAAGTTTTGTGATGCCCATTGCATTAGATTGTCATACTCTGCTTCGCCACCAACAACACTCTTAATCTCTGTTGTCATCTTTTCAGCGACTGCGTTCTGACCTTCAATCCAGCTATCTACCATTTCAGGTGGGAAGCCAGCTTGTTCCAATGCTTCGTAGGCTTCCTCAGATAGCCCACCTAACTCTGCGTACTCCTGTTGAAATACGTCAAAGTCGAGACCTCGTTCATCCATAAGTTCGGACACTTGATTAGGTGTCTCTTCACCAGAGTACTCTTCGGTGTCTTCGGTCTCTTGTCCTTGTTGTCCCATCTTGCTTTCAAGTTGTGAGTAGGCTTTTGCCATATCCTCAGGGGACTTAAACTTTTCAGGTAGCCACTCAGGACGCTCTTCACCAGCAGCCTGAGATTTCTCTACCTTATCCAGCATAGCCTCAACGTGTTCTTGAGACTCAGGTTTAGGTTCTTGATAAGTATTTACGGTCTCTGCCATTCGTTACTCCTCTAAAGCAGCACGAGCTACTTCAGGTGCGGCACGTTGCGCCATACCCATAGCCCCTTGTTCTAACATTTGTTGTTGCATCATCATCTGTTGTTGCATTTGTTCCATCTGTTTCTGTTCTGCTGACTTAATCAAACCAGACGTGTCAATGCCAAGTGAGGCAGCAAGTCGGTCAATGTAATCATTCAGGTTCATCTCAGATGCAATAACTTCTGCCCCCAGTGGCTGAAGATACTGTAGGAATGTTGCAAGTTTGTTCAAGTCTTGCCCACGTCCAAGTGCTTCGATACCTGTAACGACAGTAGGTTTAACACTATCTTTAGGCATCTTTGGCATCTTGCCCTGCTTGGTCAATGAGTCCAGTAGCAGGTTGATTAGTGGTAGTTGAAACTCTTGAGATAGGATTGAGTATACCCCACCCAATGCAGTCTCTAGTTCCTGTGCCATGAAGCGAACTTCTTCGGCTGTAACACGTTCAGCACTACGCTGTACACTGCTGTTCAATAGGAAGGCTGAAGCCAATCTATCGTTAATCATACGCATAGTCTCTAGGGCTACACGGAAATCACCAGACTTCTGTACCTGTAGGGTTGATACATCGTTTGCATCGCCCGACACGAACGCACCATTAGGTGCTTTAGCCAGTGTTGCACTCTTTGTTGTACCGTTTGGACGAACCATAAACAGTACTTTACTTGATGCTGCACTACCCTGTACGATAGCCTGAGTTAGTGCTTCGAGGCTACGCAAGTCACCAATGTACTCTTCAATGAACCCACGTCCGTAGTCTTCACCATCAATACGGATAAACCGTAGAGGTAGGAACGGCATAGTATCGTCTTTGAACTTACCCCGTGAGTTAGGTATCTCAATACCTGCTACTTCTTGGTGTACTGTGTAATTACCATCCATACGTTTGAGACAGGTATACAAATCATAGTTCTTTACTGGTGTCTCTGATGGTGGTATCAGTGCTTTAGCTTCGTCAGGAAGCATCAAAGGTGAGATGCTTTCTTTTGTAATAATCTCTAAGACGTTACCCATTGCGTCACGCTTGACACAGTAACGGTCAGGGCGGTACACTTTCATACCACCTTCTTTTGGCATGTACACCAGTGCATTACCAGTTACGATAAGCAGCTTTAGTGCTTCAAATACTGGTACACGTATGGCTTTGCCTTCAATTTCCTGCATAGCCGCACGTTCGATACGTGCTAGTCCTTCTTCTACCTGACCACGATTGTCACCTGCAATAGCTTGCAAGTCAAAGTCATCAATCGTTAGGCGAAAGAACGGACTGTTAGGTGGCAGCAGGGCAAGAAGTAACTTAGATGCAAGGTTATTAACACCCCTTGCCCCAATGCCTTGATACGGTGTGGCATAGATAGATACACTACTATGGCCTTCGTCTGGCAGAAGAGTAGGGATAGTCAGCTTTGCTGCATCTCGTCCACGCTCTAAGAACGTGTCACGTTCACCTTCTAGTTGGCTGTAGCGTTTAGCTACTGTTCCTACATCTTGTTCCATCTAATTATCCTTTTGGAATGTTAAGACCTGATGCGCCTTCACCACCGACCTGTGCTGCTACATTCTGTCCTGCAATAACATCATAGGTGACGTTACCTCCGAACTCAGGCTCAAGATGAACCGGTAATTCGTAGTACATTTTGAACCATCCATGTTTAGTATCAGGATGATGTCCACCATTGGCCTGTTGACGGAAATCATTTCTGATCGCCATACCGAGACCTCCTATTACTTTGATCTGATC